TTGCTGCAGCGAACAAGATGGATAAAGTAACATTCGTAGGCGGTACCGGGATAACCATAACTACAGACACGAGCAAGAAGGAGATCAAGGTAACAGCAACAGGGAATGCAACTCCAGGGCCACATGCTGAGACACACTTACCTGGCGGAACAGATGTAATTCCTTTTGCAACGTCTACGATCGGCGGGCTAATGTCTGACCAAGATAAGAAAGATCTAACAGCTACAGTGACGCAACTTGGACAGACTACAACGAACGTGAATAACCATCTAGCTGACAAGGTAGTACACATAACCGCAAGCGAAAGATCAACATGGAATTCAAAGGCTAACGGTTCACACACACACGATGCGGCGGATATTGTATCTGGGATAATATCAACAGTACGCTTGCCAGTATCATCTGTATCTGCTATGGGGATTGTTCAATTAACTGATGTGTTAAATAGTTCGGCTACTAATATAGCTGCCACAGCAAATGCCGTACGACGTGCGTATGATGAGGCAGTTGCTGCAAAAACGTCTGGCGTTGAAGCTAAACAGCGTGTAGTGGACGCGATCAACGCCATGGGGGGATCAGCGTCCACAAATGACGATTGGGCTACGCTAGCGGCTAAGATTAGGGCGATTCAAACGGGGGTGAAGATGGCAAAAGGAGTCACTACCGCGGTGGAACAAGCAACACACCCTACGCATTATGTAGAAGTTCGCGGGCTTGCATTTCGCCCACAATGTATAGCTATATTTAATGGATTCGAATCTCGACTATATGGTGATACGACTACGTATCCCGGAGCATCTGGCATGAATCTTTATACCTTGTTACAAAATGACGGCAGCTATTATCCATACGAATGGTGGATACAGGATGATGGATTTAGGTCACAAGTCCACCTAAGGGGTTATGCGTCTTCGAAGGATTATAATTGGGTAGCATTTGGAGGATAGCGTATGCAAATTGGAATGAGAATTATCTATGACGCCCAAACAGGAAGAGTGCTAAACGGAATGCTCGGTGAAATGAGCGGAGACATTCAGGACGGATTGCGTCCGGGGAAAATCGACTTTATTGATTTGTCATTTGGCTATAACGACAACAACTTTAAGCAAGCTGCATCATACCGAATCAATGTTTCCAAGCCGAAAACAGCACCGATTGTTGAACGCATCGTGATCGACAGTTACATTGAGCGTATGCCATCTGAGGCTGATAAGATCAAGGAATTGGAAGATCAACTACTAGTACAAGAAAATGAAAAAGTGGGAGGAATCTTGTAATGGTTAATGAAATCATCGTTCGTATTTTGGCAGAGCGCATTATCAATAAGGGAGCGAACCCATTGAAAAAACGCCCTTTTGAACTGGATGATGTAACGAACGTGGAGTATCGGAAAGCAGTAGAGGATTTTATTATCATTAACAGCGGGGCTATAAAGTAGGGGTGATGATTTATGAACCTCCAAGAGATTATATCTGAAGCTGACATCCTAGTTCCAAATGAGGTGTCGACAGCGGACAAAGTGGTATGGCTGAACGCTTTGAATAGCGATTTTTTTAACGTTGTGAAAATACCTAAGATGACATGGTTTGATTCGGTAGCCGGCCAGAATGTATACGTGTTGCCATCGGATGTGCGGATGAAGAATACGGATATGTGCATGGTTGGCATGATCCAATACCGTAGCATTCAAAATGAAAACGTCTCGCCGCTGCAGAACAGCTATATGTGCGATGATGAGACACATACTCTTGTACTCACCCCTGCACCGTACCAGTCGGATATGCAAGGGCTTGTTCGTTATCGGCGTATTGCTACAACAATATTCAGTAGCTCAAATCTTACGGCTGCACCAGATGCACCGGAAGAATACCACTGGACATTCATTCCCGCACTCGCTTCGTATCTCGCCAACACTCAGGATGACGGTGTTAAGGCAGGCAACTACGAGAGCCAATACAAGGCGGCGTGGAATGTGGCGGCGCAAAACTATCAAAGTGGTGATTCCATTTGAAGCCTATTCAATATAAAACACCACAATACCAACCGCTTCCTGGTATATTACCGCCGATCCCGATACGTGAATGGCGAGGCGTGAGCACGTTTGACGCACTTTCGCTAGATGACGGTTACTTCACAGATATGCAGAATATGACCACTGATGATTACCCGGCTGTGTCTACACGTCCGGGTTATTCCGTTATCGGGCAGGCAGGATCTAAGGTATTAGGTTTGGGTGTCTGGAAGGATAGAGAACTGCATGCGGTCTTCAATGATGGTACATGGCGACGCTGGAACGGTAGTGAATGGAGTCAGTTGGCTAGTGGGTTGAATACCGCAGCCGATTGGTCATTCACAAGCTTTCAAGGGAATCTCGATGACATCAACCTAATAGGAAGTAATGGTGTCGATCCGGTCAAGCGCTATGACGGCTCTAGCGTACAGAATTTGAGCGGTGCGCCTTCGAAGGGGAATTACATTACCACTTATCAAAATCGCCTCTGGTGCGCCGTAGGGAAGGAACTGTATGCCTGTGCATTGGACAGACCGACAGAGTGGCAGAAGTTCCAAGGACTCGAAGATGATAGCTATGGTAAGGACATGGAATCAACCCGTGGCGAAGACATCAACATGCTAACCGGCAGCCTAACAAAGCTGACTATTGGCATGGCGAACAGCTTGCATGAGTTATACGGCGGGTTGCCGTCAGACTTTAATACTCGGCTTATTACCGAGGACACGGGACTCATTAACAACAAGGCAGCAATTACACAAGAGGGCTTCATGCGGTTTATGCACCGTAACGGAATCTACGAGTACGGTGGTGGAGTTCTACCAAACAAGGGCTTCTCAGATGTAATAGGAAAACTCGTTTCTGGTATTAACTCTGAGAGCGTAGCCGGTTCAGATGGTACAAAACTATATTTCCAACTTCCTGACAGGATGCTTGTTTTCGATCCGCGTCCGGGTATACAGGCATGGAGCATGTGGAAGGGAATACAAGCGACTCATTTCGTCATGATGCAAAATCAGCTATATGTTGGTGATGCACAGGGGCGTGTGCTTCGATTAGGAGGATCAAATGATGGTAGCAATGCTATCACTTGGTCAGCCACAACAAAGCCATTCAACAATGGCTCTATTGCTCAAAAACAGCGGTGGTACAAACTGTGGATTGTCGTGGAGTTGTCCGGTAGTATGGACGTTCACCTTTCACCGTCCGTGTCCGGTGATGATTGGGTGCATGTCCAGTCTATTTCCGATGGGTCGTCTCCACAAGTTAGGCGCGTGATCATCCCGGTTGGTAGGTTTGCACTGGAGAATTGGATACGTGTCCGTTTCTCGGGCACTGGATGGGCGAGGATACACGAACTAACGCGGCAAGCTCGCCAGTTACCGCTTTATTAAGGAGGAATACACATGTCAATGTGGTCAGACACACCGCGCATCTCGGCGCCGCCAAATACAAAAGATGTGGATGTCATCTTGGGATATGTTAAAGACTTGGCGAACACCGTAGCTAAGATGGCGAAAGACTTGGAGTTTATAGTCAACGGGAATGTTGACGCAAAGAATATCAGGTCAGAGAGTATTGAAACCAGAAACTTGAAGGCCAATTCTATTACGACAGATAAGATACAAGCAGGCTCAGTCATAGCGGAAAAGATCAACGTAGGGGAACTGTCCGCTATATCTGCTAACCTTGGTCATATAGTCGCTGGATTGATTGAGTCTATACAGATATATGGTTCTTTGATAGCTACCAGACGCGATGGTTACCCACGCTGCGAAATGTCCAATACAGAAAATATGTTTGCAGCATATGGACAGAGTGGACGCGCGATAAAGATGCAGGCTTATGGTTCACTTGGAGTGCCGTTACTAACTTTCAGTAATAATCAAGAAATGACAATATTGAGTCACAGAGAAGGCGGGTTTTCTATATCTGCCGGATCAGCCGATGTAAGTATAGTTGGGGAACATATATTTTTGATGCCTAGAGGTAAAGTACACGTCCAAAACTGGGATTCTATATATAGCGACGATGATAAACAAACTTTAAAACAGGCACTAGGTGGATAATTATTAATTCCGTTTTACCTTCAGGGCGAACATGATATAATTACCAAAAACAATGATTGCGAGGGGAAGACAATGAAAAAATTTATTTCTGGTGTCATTGTTGGTGCGTTAATCATGGTATCGCCTCAAGTATATGGTGCAGCATCTTCGATTATTGGAAAAAAGATAGACGGCGAATTGGTTGTTAAAATAGACGGCAAGCAAGCAGGTAAAGCGGCTGTTGTTGATGGGAAAAGCTATCTACCAGTTCGGGATGTCGCCAACGAATTGGGGTTGAAAATTAAGGTGGAAAATAAAGAAGTTGTAATCACATCTACATCTGAAGATAAGATAGCGGAAGAAGTAAAAAAACAAATTAGTGACATGAAAAAGGATGAAGAGATTGAGAAACTAAAACAAGAAAGAGAAAAAGTCAGCAAAAAACTGGAGCAAGACAAATCGAACATGGAAACATCGATCGATGGTATACAGAGATTAAAGGAAAAGTATGATGATATTGTATCTAGAACTAATGACCAACAGTTAATTGAACCATATAAAAAAGCTTATGAAGGTTCAAAGACAGGTCACGAGAACCTGTTGAAACGGATCGATGACAATGAAAAAGAACTTGAACGAATCAATAGCAGACTTAAGGAACTAGGAGCCGAATAAGGCTCCTTTTTTAATGCAAGAAAGGAGGGAGTCCATGGCTATCCAAGGAACCGTGGTATCATCGCGACCACTTGAAGATGATAAGAACAAGGTAATAGCGCAGGCTGCTCAGAATGTCCGTAATGGTTCAACGGCAACAGTGAATGCGCCACAACCTTTCACGCAGCCGGGCGGTCGCGTAAATAACACTTTGAGCCAGATACAAGACTTTATAAATGGCCCAAGCTTTCAATTCACAGGGCCGCAGCAATGGAGTTACAATGCAGAATCTGATCCGGCGTATCAGGCGGCGTTATCGACGGCAAAGCGAAACATAGATGACCAGCAGGCTAATACAAATGCCTTCCTTCGCGCTGGCGGGCAGGGTAAGTCATCATATTCGGAATCAGTTGCTAACCAAATTGGATCGCGTGAAATGGCGCGTGTGTCAGATACCGTACTTCCGCAGTTAATGCAACAGGCGTATCAACGCTATTCAGATCAAGCGAACCGCGATATGCAACTGCAACAAATGAACTACGGGGTACAACGTGACAAGATAGGTGACCTTGCCAACTTGTATGCGCAGCAATACCAGTATGACGTGACACGGCCAATGGACGAGGCACAACTAACGGGCACATATCTACCAGGAGAAGCACGCGAGGCTATCCAGAACCTGTTGGGATTGAAACAACAGGCCGAGGCCAAGGGGATTACAAAAGAAGCCCGGGCTGAGCTTAGTAAGCAAGCTGATGGTATCCGCGGTCAGTTATCAGCATTAGGCATCGACCCAACGCTTTATGGTGCTGATGTACAGTACAACAAAGCAAAGTTACAGAATCCTGGCTTCCGTACGATAGCAGGGCAACAACTTGACCTAGCTAATAAGCAAGCCAATAATTCCGCAGCGATGGGATGGAGCGAGCTAACAGGGCAAATGCTGTACCCTCAGAACGATTGGAGCGGATACCAACGCCAAGCGAAGCGCGGTGATTCTCCTACAACTTTGCCAGCACAGCAAATGGACATCAACCGTCAGCAGTTTGATCTAAGCAAACAGAGAATGGACATGGACAGACAGCAAATGGGTTGGGATCAGCAGCAACGTTTATTCCAGAACAATATGCAGGAGCGGCAATTTAACGAGAACGTCCGCCAGTTCGGACTTGAATATGCGATGCGTGAGTTGCAGAACCAGCAGCAATACGGTCTTGGTCTTGACCGGCAGGCGCTTGACGAGGCTCGTTTTGGGTTGGACATGGAATCGGCGGCCAATCGTACAGACAAGGCTAATTACACGATGAATCCTAAGACTCTTATGGATATCATATCGCAGCAATACGGAGTTCAGGACTTGACTACCGGTCAGACGAAAGTACCAGACGGAATGAAGCAACAGATAGCCGGTATCATTGGATCGGCAAATATGTCGTTGGATGACAAGATACTTACCGCAAAAATGTATGGGATAGAGCTCCCAAAAAACTGATTAGCCCCGCTGGTGCGTCCAGTGGGGCTTTTAATAAGTCGCTTGGTGGTGTTCTGAGTAATGCGGGAGATTTGTTTGTTAAAGCAGGTAACAAGTACGGTATAGACCCTGCACTACTTGCTGCGATAAGTATGCACGAAACGGGCAACGGAACATCAAACGCCGCTAGGAATAAAAACAACTTAGGCGGCATGATGGATCCTTCAACGAATTGGAGCACACTTCAATCTTTCGATTCTTTGGAGGCCGGTATAGACGCAATGGCACGGAACCTGAAGCGAAACTATTTCGACAAAGGCTTAACGACCATTGAAAGCATCCAGAAGAAGTATGCACCACAAGGGGCTGCGAACGATCCGAATGGACTGAACAAATATTGGGTATCTGGGGTGTCGAAATATTATAACCAACTAAGGGGGTGAAGAGGTGGCAAACAAAGAAGAGTGGAAAAGATATTTTGATCAAGCTGCACAGAAAGATAGCATTAAAAAGTATCAGGATATCTACCGTTCGAATGCAGGCAATATCGGCGGTTATGTAGCAAGTAAAAAACAGCAGCCGATGCAAATGGATTCCGAGACACAACGGTGGGCACAGTTCTTTGACGAGGCCAAAGCTGGAGTAGATCATAATTCGTTATATATGGAACAAAGTATGGCCGCTCTCCCTCCAGAGCTAACAAGTATTAATAAGTTAGAAGGATCTCCCATCTTGCAAAGTGCATTAGCATCAGAAGCAAAACTACAAAGCGAGAAGCAGCCGACACAAGCAGATATAAACAGAGCACGTCGAGCTGAGATAAAACCAAGCAATGGCTTCGAATCTGCAATGAAAAGCGTAGCAGATCCAGTGGCAAACGCCATCGACTGGGCAATGTATGAGAATCCAGTCGGACAGTGGTTTTCCCGTGCTGGTCATACAGCAGCAAGCATGACTGGTCCTGCCGTTGCGCTGAAGCCAGAGACAGGAAGCAAGGTTGCAGATGTTGCAGCAGATATAGTAGGTGGGTTGGCTGGATTCACGGCCAACCCTGCTACGGGGAATATGCCGGGTACGAATCTGCTTGATGGGCCGTACAAGGCAGCTGATGCACTAATGCTGACTAAGTTGGGACAGACAGCACAGAAAGGTGCGTCCAAGGCGGTAGAGGCAGCAACCCACTTGCCTGCAACCTCCCAACGCATTGCTGAACAAGCTATCCGAGGCGGTGCAGCTGGCGCTATGCAATCCGCTGCCCAGTCTCTTATGCGTGGCGAATCGGATGCAGACGAACTAGCGACATCTGTTGCACTCGGTGCAGGATTAGGAGCAGCGGGAGATGTTGCATTCGGAGCGTTAGGCGCTGGCATACGAAAGCTATTGCAGCGGAACAACGTCCCTACATCGGAAATAGATGAGATATTAGCACTACCAGAGCCTAAACTGAGATTACAAGAAGGCCAACCAGGTACTGTAGTAGGTTCAAACAAAACTCCCCAATTCGACGATGCTACGGCTAAATTCGAACAGCAAGTAATCGATGCGTATAAGGATCTAAAGAGGACTAATACGGGGGCAACTAACAAGGAATTATACTTGGCAGCTCGAGAGCATGTCAGCAACACTACGTCCAATAAACCGATCGTAGAAGAGAGAATACGCAGTCTGAGACAACCTGAGAATCCAGTAGCGCCGTTAGAGTTTCCAAAACCGGAGCCAATTGCAGCAGGAAATAAATCTATACAAGAACAACTCGCAGCATCAATGGAAGAGTTAAGCGAACCATTAGGGATATCAGCACTTGGAAAGAAGAAGACACCATATGAGAATGCATCATTAAACTCTACGTTGTCTCAGTTACGTTCCAGATCACAAAAAGACTTTTCGTTAGCGGGCATGAAAGAAAAAGCTCATAGCTTGTATCAGAACTTAGTGGATGACGTTCACAGCTTGAACAGGTTCGATAAAATGGTTGCAAAGGTATTCGGTCGGGAACTGAAACCATCCGAAAAGGTTCATACAGCTGCTCTGAATGCTCGTGGTGCGGATATGATCGCTAGTCAAATAGTGAAAGAAGGAATGGTTAATAGAAGCGGTGAGGTAATTGGTCAATCGTTGAAGGAACGCCTAACTGCTTTGCCATTAAACCGTTATGCAGAATTCGAAGATTATCTGATTAACCGGCATGCTATTACTCGTTTTGATCGAGGAGAGAATGTATTTCACGAACGCTTAGAATGGACGCCGGAGAAAGGCCAGAAAATTCTAGCCGATTACGACAGACAATATCCGATGTTCGCACAGGTTGCAGACCAACTATACGACTATCAGCGCACTATGGTACAGGAGTGGCTAGTCAATACAGGTATGATTTCGCAGAAACAAGCTAATGCGTGGTTCGAGGCTAATCCATATTATGTGCCAAACAAGCGTCATTTTTCGGAGATGGAGAAGGGTGGCAAGGGCTTCGGTTCCAAACGAGGATACGCTAATCAATCAGTACCTGTTAAGAAGTATCAAAAGACAGGTTCACGCCGTCAGATCATTTCACCAATTGAAACGATTATCGAGAATACCGACGCTTTTGTAAAGGCTGCTAAGCGAAACGAGGTTATGCAAAAGTTTGTTACAAACCTTCGCAAGTCTGACGAACTATCAGATTGGGCAGAGATTGTACAAAGCCACAAGGACAATCGAGATTTGAATAGTTTGTTGGATGATGGATTGGAACAAGCGTTGAACGAGATTGGGAAGGACTATGACAAAGCATTTACCCGCACAGCCTTGGATACAGATGATGTTGTTCGTGTCCTCGTGAACGGCGAGCCCGTGCATATAAAGATCAAAGATCCCGATCTTATGAAGGCAGCTCTTGCGCTTGGCCCCGAAAGATCCGGTTGGTTACTCGATCAAGTTGGGAAGTTAACGAACATGTTCAAAACATTCACAACTGGTGTCAATCCGTACTTTGTCGCACGTAACATCACTAGAGATTTGGGCGATGCATGGATCAATACGAAGTCCACTGGCAACCCTCTGAATTTCGTTAATGACTTTCTCAAAGCTTCATTTGACATTATGCGAGGCAGCAAAAGCAAGGCGTGGCAGGAATATAAAAATATCGGCGGCGGACATACATCACAGGTGGCGAGTAGAAATATGCTGCAGCGTAGTAAGCAGGCGGTGCTTCCCCAGACGCCAGTACAAAAGCTCAAAGGGCTGCCGCGTAATCTTTGGCGTGTTCTTGAAGATATTCTCTCAGCGACTGAATCTATGGGGAGACTTGCAGAGTTCAAGCGGATACAGGGAAACAAAACTCCTGACGAACTTGCGAAGGCGCTGTTTGAAGCCCAAGAAGTTGCAATTAATTTCAAGAGGCGCGGTACGGTGACAAAGGAAATAGATAAGGTATTTCCTTATTTCAATGCTGCTGTACAGGGGTTGGATCGTTTTGTTCGGACGTTTAAAGACAATCCTGTGAAGGCATCGGTAAAAGCGGTGCTTGCAATGACAGTTCCAACCGCAGCTTTGTATGCAATGAATAGAGACAATCCAAAGTACAAGGAACTTCCAGAAAATACGAGGGATAACTTTTTCCTAATCCCTGTAGATGATGGCGATAGATTTATCAAGATAGCAAAGCCGCGTGAATTAGGAATGCTATTTTCAAGTCTGCCAGAGCGTTTAATGAGACAATTCGCTGACGACGATCCAGAGGCTTGGGCGGAATTTAAGGAAACTATGATCAAGACATTCTCCTTACCAGGCATCGAAGGAGCATTGACTGCAAAAGGCGGCGTTCCTCAAAAGGCGCTTGGCGCGCTACGGAGTACAATTGGCGGTCCGTTCGTGGATATCGCCATGAACCAAAATTTTGCGGGTTCTCCAATTATTCCTGGGCATCTTGAACGTCTATCACCGGACTTACAGTATGACGAAAAAACGAGCCAGTTAGCGCGTAAACTCGCTGGAATGGGTGGGGGATCACCAAAACAGTATGATTATATACTCCAGCAGTATCTTGGTGGTCTGGGTAAAGCTATACTTCCAGGTGCAACACCATCAGGTGATCCAGTGAAGGAACTTGGCAATCAGTTTATTGCCGATCCGACATATAGCAACCAACTTGCTACACAGTTCTACGACATCAAGGACAAGCTAGATCAAGCATATGCAGACAGAAACGTTCGCGGCGAGTTGCCCGAATGGTATCATGACGGAGCGCGGAAGAGACTAGGTAAGTTGTCAGAGAGCATGTCAGACACGAGAAAGCAAATGAAAGCTATTGAAGCAGACAACACGCTTTCACGGGAAGAGAAAGAAGATCAGATGCGTGAGCTACGCGAACAGGTAAATGACCTGGCGCGAATGGGTCTAGACTTAGTAAAGGAATTGAATATAAAACCTGATTAAAACGCCATGTAAATCATGTGCGTTATTTTTATGCCCTCACACTGTGGGGGCTAAGAGGGTGGGTGATGGGATGGAAATTGATATGCTCAAATATTTTTTGACACAGGGACCGTTCGCGGTTCTATTTGTATACCTATTTGTGTCGTCTCGCAGGGAGAGCCAAGAGCGAGAAAAGCAATTATATGAAGTGATCGACAAGGTAACTGATAAATACGACGTTATCATTGATCGAATCGATAATTTAGAGAGGAAGGTTGAGAAAAATGATAATTGAAATTGGATTAGTAATTGCTATTGCAATGTCGGTTGGAGCGTGGCTGAAGACAGTGAGTTGGTTCCCGAATAATATGATTCCTTTAGCGATCGTCACACTGGCGGTCGCTTTTAATTTGCTAAATGCAATGCTGTTCCATGGCGACTACCTGGAAGCATTCCGCTTGGCTTTCATTGAAGCACTTGGTGCAATTGGGATTCACTCCGGAACGAAAAATACATTCAAAGGCGGTGCCAAGAATGACTAAATTAGTTGAATGGGATGCCGGTCACGGCGGTAAAGATCCAGGCGCCAGCGGACATGGAGTTGTCGAAAAGGACGTTGCGCTACGCGTTACCACAGAAGCGGCGCGGCGCTTGGAACGTGATTATGAAGGTGTTAAATGCCTTCTTACTCGTTCTTCAGATGTTTACTTGTCCTTGAAAGAGCGGACAGACAAGGCCAATTCTGCTAGAGCTGATGTGCTTATCAGTGTCCACTGTAACGCCGGGGGCGGCGCGGGAGGTTTTGAGTCATACACATATTCCGGGACAAAGGATACAGCCACGGCGGCATTGCAGGATGCTATTCATACGGAAATAATGAGCCGACTACAGCAGTACGGTGTTAAGGATCGAGAGCAGCGCAAGAAAGATTTGCACATGTGCCGAGAGTCGCGTATGCCTGCAGTCCTGACGGAAAATCTGTTTACCGATGTCGCGGCGGACGCGGCACGACTCAAGCGCTCGGAAGTGATCGAAGCTATCGTTTCCGGCCATGTATCCGGTGTGGCAAAGTATTTGAAGCTACAACCGAAAAAAGCGCAGCAGCCAGTTAGCAAGGGGACAAACATCATTGGTAAAGCATCGGCTACGCTGGAACGGGCGAAAGCATGGGCTAAAAGCAAGAACGCTCCTTCCGAGTTTGTAGCGCTGGCTGAGCTGTATTGGGAATTGGCTCCTGCACGCGGCGGTATCGATCCAGCCATTGCCTACGTCCAATTCGGACATGAAACGGGGTATCTTTACCGTGATGGGCGCAGTTCCGCGGGCATCGA